AGAATTTAGAGAGTAAGGTACTATCTGCTTTAATGAATACTACAGATGCTATACACACTATAGCCTCAGTACTACAGCCTAGCAGCTTTTATACTAATGAGAATAGGCTTATATATGTAACTTGTATAGATTTATATAATGCTAGTAAAATTCCTGATATGAGCCTAGTAGCTGCTGAGCTTAAAGGTAAAGTAGATTTAATATATATATCTGAGATAGCTGGAGAGTTTGCTGATGAGATGGTATTACCAGATTATTGTAGAGTATTAAAGGAATTAGAGATGAGGAGAGATATGCTTACTGGTATATCTAAAATGCAGAAGGCTGCTAACTTAGATACTGATATTTTTGATTTAACTGCTGAGGTTAGTAGCTACTTAGATAAGGTAGGAGCTGCACCTAAAGAAACTATAGTAAATACTACCACTCTATTTAAAGATACTTTTACTGCTATTGAGGAGGCTAGCCAGAATAAAGGAGGCTGTACTGGTATATCTACTGGATTTAATGACTTAGATAGGCTTACTAATGGATTTGGTAAAGGAGAGTTAATAATACTAGCTGCTAGGCCTGGAATGGGTAAGACTACTTTAGCTCTTAACTTTATGCTAGAGGCTGTAAAACAGCAGAAGAGAGTACTGATGTACTCTGTAGAGATGACTGCTACTGAGCTAGGATTAAAGCTAGTATCTAATCTATCTGGTATAGAAGGAGATAGAATACATAGAGGCAAGCTAACAGATGAGGAGTATAAAGGAGTATATAATGATACTGCTGATATAGTAAACTCTGGCTTACTTAATGTAGATGCTGAAACTTCTGAGCTATTTGGTATAAAGAATGTAGCTAAAAAACTTAATCATAAAACTAAGGTAGATATGATTATAATAGATTATATACAGCTATTATCTGGAGGAGATAAAACTAATAAGCAGCAAAATAGAGAGCAGCAGATAAGCTTTATAAGTAGGCAATTAAAAGCACTAGCTAAGGAGTTAGATATACCTATTATTTGCTTAAGCCAGCTTAGTAGAGCAGTAGAGAGTAGAGGCAATAAACGCCCTATGTTATCCGATTTACGAGAGAGTGGAGCTATAGAGCAAGATGCTAATAAAGTAATATTTATTTATAGAGATGGATATTATTCTAAAAATAATGATACTACTACAGAGATAATAGTAGCTAAAAATAGAGCTGGTAGTTTAGGTACTGCTATCCTAGACTTTAGAGGAGCTACCTCTAGCTTTACTAATGAAGATTTTAAGCCTTTTTAATATATGAGATTAGAATTTAATATAAAACCCTGTCCTAAGCCTAGAATGACTAGAGCTGATAGATGGAAAAAACGCCCTATTGTACTTAAGTACTGGGCTTTTTGTAAAGAGTTAGAGCTCCAGGCTCATAAGTTAGAATATACTCCAGGAGATAAAGTTAGCTTAATATTTTATATTCCTATGGCTAAAAGCTGGAGTAAAAAGAAGAGAGCTTTAATGCTAGGTAAACCTCATAAAGCTAAGCCAGATATAGATAATCTAGCTAAAGCCTTTTTAGATGCTCTATTAGATGAGGATAGCTATGTATGGAGCTTAACAGCTGAGAAGTACTGGAGTGAGGAAGGAAGTATAGTAGTATTAACAGATGAGTAAGGATAATCTGTTAATATTAGTTGATAAATTAGACTTAATTAAGGTAGGTAGTAGGTATATTTGTCGTAATAATAATTTAAAAAATAATAAAATGGCAGAATTTAAGCAAAAGCCTGGATTTGGCAGTATCTTTAAGAATGATTATAAGACTGCTGATAATCAGCCAGACTACAAAGGTAAGATATTATTAAAAGATGGTACTGAGCAGCAGATAGCTCTCTGGGTAAAAGAGGGAGCTAGTGGTAAATTCTTCTCAGCAGCCTTATCTGATGTATATGTAAAACCTAATAATAATAATGATAGTACTAAGAATGAAGAAACTGATTTACCTTTCTAAAATAGAGAATGATACTTTATATTTATCTGAGGAGCATAAGGTTATAATGTTTAGATATTATGAGAGGCTAGATGCTGCTATAGATAGCTTAGCTCCTACTAAAGAGGCTTACCTTTTACTAGATGATATATGTAAAGTAGTAGTAGATTATTCTAATAGCTTTGGAGAGGAGAGAGATGAGTTTTTTTATGAGTGGATAAGAGTAATACCTACTAATTTAACTTATGCTGTAGGAGGATTTATAGCTGGATTAAGAAATAGTAATAACTCTGAGCTATGTAATATATATTACTCTGAAGTATTTAAAGCTGCATCTGACTGCTTAATGGCTCTTAATATAGTAAAGCCAGATGATGAGTAAAGTAGATGTATATACAGCTATATCAGAGAGCTATCCTAAATTTAAAGAGGTAGCCCTTAATATATGTAATGATGAGCATAAGGCTGATGATGTAGTACAGATGACTATGGAGGCAGTATTAAAAATGCCTAAAGAAACTTTACAGGATATATATGATAAAGGAGGCTTATTATGGTATGTAATAAGGATTATAAACCTTAATATTAAGAGTAAGACTAGTAGATATTACTATAAATATAATAAGTATTATGAGAGGGTAGATGGTAATACTACCTCTGATAGCTCTCCAGATACTTACTCAGTAGAGAGAAGTACTACTCATATTAGGCTAGATGCTATAGATGATTTATTAAAGGATTTATACTGGTATGATAGAGAGTTGTTTACTACCTATTATAAAGGAGGATATACACTAGATACACTAGCTGAGCAGACTGGTATAAGTCGTACTAGTATCTTTCATACTATTAAGAGAGTTAAAGAATACATAAAAGATAATATAGATGAAAAAGCCAGGCAAATTAAAGAAACTGAGTAATTTTACTTTAGCTGCTGCTAAGTTTGCAGCTGGAGGCTTTATAAAGAGCTCTAAGGAGGTTTATAGTAGTAGAGTATTAACTTGCTTAGCTTGTGATAAGTATGAAGTACAAACTGATGACTGCTTAGAGTGTGGCTGCCCTATTGAGCTTAAGGCTAAATGGAGTACAGAGCTCTGCCCTTTAAATAAATGGACTAAATGAGAGAGCTAACTAAAGAGGAGATAGATGAGGTAGCTATTATATGGAATGATATTAGCTCTGGTAGAGCATCTTCTAAAAATATGAAACAGAGAGCTGTAGCTTTTTGGAATAAAGTAGGTAATAAAAAGTACAAATTAAGTACTAGCTGTGGAGCTTGCTTATCTGATGTATATAATGGAATAATGAATTTATATAATAAATACTATGATAATACTTAATACACTTATAGCCTTATTATTTATACTTATAATAGGCTTTTATTTTGCTGCTGATGTAGATAAAGATTTAGAGCTATGATAAATACAATTAAAAAGACTTTAAATGCTGTAGATAGCTCTGGTGTGGGTAGAGGCTGGGTACTCTACTTCAATTCTAAAGATGAGATAATAGAAGTAAAAAGCCTATATAATCCAGAAACTTATAAAGGTGCTAGGAAGGTATATACTGATACTGAGATAATAGATAAATTAATTAAATATAAAGCGAGATGCTAACAATATCAATAGTAGTAGTAGTGCTTATAATAGCAGTACTTATTAATACAATAATAGAAAATAAAATAGCTATTAAAAGTAATAGAGATTTAATAGATAATATTAATAGATTAAAAGATGAGTAAAATACCTAATTATTATATAGGCTCAGTATATGGCTATGAGGCCAGAAAAGTAGTAGAAGATTATAACCTATCTTACAATAGTGGAGTAGCAGTAAGCTATTTACTCAGAGCTGGAGTTAAAAGTAGCAATAGCCTAAGCCAGATAGATAAGGAGATAGATGATATTAAGAAGGCTATTAATCATCTTAATTTTGAGATAGATAAGTTAAATAATATAAAGGATAAGCCTAATGATAAACTAGCTAAGGCTACTTTAAATTATAGGAGTAAGATATAGTATTAAATATTAGTTAGTTAATTATATTTATTAGTAGATAAAGATTATACTAATTATACAACTATAAAAAAGATGAGAGATAAGGATAAATTTTTAACGCTGCTAGCTAAAAATGCTGGTAATGTATCTAGCACTTGTAGAGCTTTTAAAATGACTAGGAGGACTTTTTATAACTGGCTAGAAGATGAGAGCTTTAAAGTTATTGTAGATGAGATACAGGAGAGCTTAATAGATAATGCTGAGAGTAAGCTACAGAAGTTAATTAATGAGGATAGCCCAGTAGCTATATTATTCTACTTAAAGACTAGAGCAAAGAGTAGAGGATATATAGAGAGGAGTGAAACTGATATAACTTCTAAAGGAGAGAAGATTAATATTAATATTGATTTATCTGAGTGATAGATATAAATCCAGATTTAACCTCTAAGCAAAAGCAAGCTCTTAAGTATATGTTTGATAATACTACTACAGAGCTACTATATGGAGGAGCAGCTGGAGGAGGTAAGAGTTATTTACTGGTAGCTTATGCTATTATTACTAGCTTAAAATATCCAGGAGTAAGAGGCTTAATAGGTAGGAGTAAATTAGATGCTCTTAAAAAGACTACTCTAAATACATTCTTTGATGTATGTAGCCAGTGGAATATAAAGGCTGGAGAGCATTATACTTACAATGCTCAGAGTAATATAATAAAGTTTTATAATGATAGTGAGATACTATTAAAGGATTTATTCTTATATCCTTCAGATGCTAACTTTGATAGTCTAGGAAGTTTAGAGCTAACTTACGCCTGTATAGATGAGGCTAATCAGATAACAGAGAAGGCTAAGAATGTACTAAGCTCTAGGCTAAGATATAAGCTAGATGAGTATAATCTAATACCTAAGTTATATATGAGCTGTAATCCAGCTAAAGGCTGGGTATATAATGTTTATAAAGAGAGTAGAGATAATACGCTACCTCAGCATAAGAAGTTTATCCAGGCTCTAGTATCAGATAATAAGCATATCAGTAAGCACTATACAGCTCAATTAAATAAGCTAGATGAGATAAGTAAGGCTAGGCTACTTAGAGGAGATTGGGAATATGATGATAGTAAAGATGCTTTAATAGAGTATGATGCTATAATAAATATGTTTAGTAATGTAGTGCCTACTGGTGCTAAGTATATTACTGCTGATATAGCTAGATTTGGTAAGGATAAGACTGCTATATATTTATGGAATGGATTACAAGTAGCTGATGTAGTAGTATTAGATATGAGTAGTATGGTAGATGTAGCTAATAAGATTAAAGAGATACAGCAAAGAGAAGGAGTTAAGCTTAGTAATATTATAGTAGATGAGGACGGAGTAGGAGGAGGAGCTAAAGATATACTCAGATGTAAAGGATTTGTAAATAATAGTAAAGCTATTAGAGGAGAGAATTATGCTAACCTTAAAACTCAATGCTATTATAAATTAGCTGATTTAATTAATAGAGGGCAGATAGGATTTAGTACTAATGATATTAAGTTAAAGGAGTTATTAATACAGGAGCTAGAGCAAGTAAGGAGAGTTAATATGGATAAAGATACTAAGCTAGCTATAATGAGTAAGGATAAGATAAAGGATTTAATAGGGCGCTCCCCAGATTACTCAGATGCTTTAATGATGCGCTGCTATTATGAGCTAGGATTAAGTAGAGGTAAGTATGCAGTAAGGTAAAAAGAAAAGAGCCAGAATAACTCCAGCTCTAATCTTAACAAACAAACTAACTAACCTATATTATGAGCAGCAAAGATAATAATAAATTTGTATTACACTAATTATATTTATAATAAATGAGAGTACTAGAATTAAGTATTGATGGAGTAGGAGTTAAGTATGAGCTACCTACTAGCTGGAGTGAGGTAAGTTTAGAGCAGTATAGTAAGCTTATGCTAGCTTTAGAGAAGGATAGTAATAATGATATAGAGGACATTATAAAGACTTTAAATGCTTTAGTTGGTATAGATGTTAAGACACTTAGTAAAGTGCCTTTAAAACAGCTTAAGATGGCTTATGGCGAGCTATCAGTACTAACTGCATCTATGCCTAATACTGAGTTAAAGAGAATGATAGAAGTAGAAGGTTTAGAATTTGGATTTATTCCAGATTTTGATGAGCTGAGTTTAGGAGAGTTTGTAGACTTAGATAATTATATACAAGATGCTTGGAATAACTTAGATAAAATAATGGCAGTACTCTACAGAGGAGTTATAAAGAGAGAAGGAGATAAGTATAAGATAGAGCCTTATAGCTTAGATGAGATAAAGAATAGAAGAGAGCTATTTAAAAGAGGATTAAGTATAGATACTATTTATGGTGCTATGGTTTTTTTTTGCGACATAGGGAGCAAACTTATAAAGACTATGCTATTATCTTTGGAGAAGGAGAACAAAGAGCTGATGGAGAGGAATGGGAGCAAACTCCAGGAGATACTTTAGGAAGTAAATATGGCTGGTATATATTGATACATAAGATAGCAGCTGGAGATATGATTAAAATGAATGAGGTAGTAAAAGAAAAATTAACTACTTGCCTAAACTGGCTAAGCTATACTAAAGAGGTAGAGCTGGAGGAGGAGAGAAATAGAAAAACAATATAAATATGAATAAGACTTATAATAATGTAATTAATACTTTAAAGTGTATTAGTTTATCTCATGGATTGGTTCACTCAGTAAGCTCTGGAGATATAGATAATATAGATACTTCTGGTGCTGTTAAATATCCTTTAGTACATATAGTGCCTACTTCAGTTAATGCTGATACTGGTACTTTAACTTTTAATTTTAATATACTGGCTATGGATTTAGTAGAGCCAGATGAGAGTAATGAGCAAGAGGTGCTAAGTGATACTCTAATTATATTAACAGAGATAATATCTGAGTTTAAAAATGGAGGTAAATTTAGAGGAGATTATGATTATCTACAAGAGGATAACAGCTTTAGCTTAGAGCCTTTTACTGAGAGGTTTGATAATGTAGTATCTGGCTGGAATTGTAATTTTAATATAACTATACCTTACACTTATAATGCTTGTAATAGCTTTAATTATTCTTATAATGAGCTTACTAGGGAGTTTGTAGATGACGGTAATGTTAGCTGCTTAGATGGATAAAAAAAGAGCATAGTAAAAGAGCATAGCTGAGAAGTTTGTAAGCTATTAATAATGAGTAAGGTATGAAGGTAGTAAAAATAAAAAGAGCATAGCAAAGAGCATATAATAAGAATGATATATATTAATACAGATTTTTTTAATTAATTATGGCTACTAAATTTAGTATTAAAAATACAGAGTTAGAATTTAAGAAGTTTGCTGATAAGGTAATACATAGAGCTAAATTCTATTTAGATAGAAGGAAGAAAAACACTAAGGAGGCTAATTTAAGTAATAGCTTAGATTATAAATTAAAAGTATATCCTTCTGGTGCTTTAGAATTAGGCTTTGAGGCTGCTGATTATTTTAAGTATGTAGAGGAAGGTAGGAAACCTGGTAAGATGCCTCCTCCTAGTGCTATAGCTAAATGGATTAAGATAAAGCCTATTAAGATTAGAGATACTAAAACTGGTAGATTTAAAAGTAAAACTGATACTAATATAAACTCTGCTGCCTTTGCAATAGCTAAGCATATAGGAGCTTTTGGAGTAGAGCCTACTTGGTTTTTTAGAGATGCTTTTAAGATGCACTATAAAAGAATAAATAAGGATTTAATAAAGGCTTACGCTAAAGATGTAGCAAAATTTATGAAGATAACACTAAAAGATAATATAAAATAAGATGGCAATAACACTAGAGCAAGATGTAGCATATAAAGAGATGCCAGCTGGTACTGATTGGATATTTACTATCAGTAGTACTAACTATTCTGGTAATTATAAATTTAAGTATATAGCAGATTTATGGATAGATACAGGTACTCCTTCTGCTTTAAGTATTAGGCTTAAATTCTCTCCTAATAGTACTGGTAATGGTATTATAGATATTAGTAAAATACTAGAGCAGTATGTAAGCTCTGATAATTTAGGGCATAGAGGTAGCGGTATTGCTAGCTCTTTTAAAGGTACAGACTTTGCCGCTGCCTCTCAGCACCCTATACACTTAATAGATGAGTTTAGTTTAGCTACAGATACTGCTAAAAGGCTAACTATTAGATGGGGCGAGGAATATAGTGCTAATGCTACAGATGCTCCTACTGAATATCCTAATATATTAACTAGCTCTAACTACTTCTTTTGGAACGCAGTATCTTATAATAATGAGCAAAGGCTAGTATCTGGAGAGTATGGTATAAATGTATCAGATTGGAATAATAGAATATTTACACTAAATACAAGTGTATCTAACTGCCTAACTGATGCCTTAGCTGATAGGCAATATATAGGAGATAATGAATACTCTACTTTAGCTTACTTAAATGGCTGGTATTCTACAGGTGTTAGTGTTTTAGATAGAATGCAAGTAACTTTTAAAGATGCTGATAATAATTTAATTAGCGTAATTACTACAGATGTAACTACTGCTAATGGAGGGTATGATGGCTCTAGTGATGGTGCTTTAGTAGATGCTAATAAAAAAATACAATTTGTTGGTGTAGGTACTGCTAATATGCTAGGAGCTGGAGTTACTATACCATCTAACTGGGCTCATTATGAGATTTTATTTAGGACTGGATTAGGCATGAAGAGTAAAACTTACCATTATTATAAAAGAAATACAGATTGTAAAGGCTTTGAAAAAATAAGATTAACTTGGCTAAATAAATATGGAGTATGGGATTATTATACTTTTACTAAAAAGAATACTAGAAGTACTAATATTACTAGAGCTGAGTATAGTAAAATTAAGGGTAATTGGAATGGAGATACCTTTAGTAAAAATGGCTTTGATAGAGGCAGAGGAGTGTTAAATACTACAGCTACTGAAACTATAAGCCTTAATTCTGACTGGTTTACTAATGATGATGAGGTAGCTTGGATAGAGCAATTATTTATATCTCCAGAGGTTTATATATTAGGAGATTATGATAGTAATGATGCTGGTACTAATGGAGCTGAGTATGGTAATTATTTAACTCCAGTAGTAGTAACTTCTACAAATTATGATAAATATACTAGAGCTAATGATAAAGTGGCTCAATATGAGTTAGATATAGAGTATAGTATTAATAAAAGAGTACAGAGAGCCTAATGAATACACTGCTAATAGCATATCCTCAGAGCACTACAGAGCCTTTATCTTATCCTACTGGAGAGGTAATACTAGACTTATATAAAGATGAGCCTATACCTTTAGTATTAAATGTAGATGATTTTACTAATGTAGCTGAGAAGGCTAGTAGCTATAGTAAGAGCTTTGAGATACCAGGTACTAAAAATAACAATTTATTTTTTAATCATATTTACGATATTACTTCTGATAGTAATTTTAATACTCACTTAAAAACTAAGATAATAGTTAAGGAGGATAGTATAGATATATTCTCTGGCTATTTGCAGCTTAATGAGATAGTAAATAAAGGAGATGAGATTAGCTATGAAATAACTTTATTTTCTGAGGCTACTAATTTAAAAGATACTTTAAGTGAGAAGATATTTAGAGATTTAGATTTATCTGAGCTTAATCATACTTACGATAAAGATAATATTAAAAATAGCTGGACTGGTATATTAGATTTAGATAGTGCTTTACCTTCTGATAGTTTTGCTGGCTCTGGTAGCACTACAGATGTATTAAAATATCCTTTAGTAAATTTTGGATATATTAATGCAGCTAATACTTTATTTTATATGGATAGAGCTATTAATTTTAAGCCTTTTTTAAATGCTTTATATTTAACTGAGAATATTTTTAGAGATGCTGGATATTCTTTTAGCTCTACTTTTTTAAATAGTGTAGATTTTAATAAGTTATATGTAGATTTTAATAGTGGCTCTGTTGCTGGTTATGTTCATTGTACAGCTAAAGATGGGCAAGGTACTTATAGTACTACTTTCAGTAATATTAACTTTACTACAGCAGCTACTACTACTCCTCCTTTATCTGATTATTACGATTTATCTACTGATGTATTTACTGCTACAAATGATGGATATGTAGAATGTGGTATAAATTTAGATATGGTTTCTGGGGGTAATATGAGGTTAGAGCTACACTGTAGTAATACTTCTAATAGCGCGTATAATGGAGCATTTCCTTATACTCTGGTTAATGGTGCTACTTATGATTATAGTAATACTTTCCAGTTAAAAGTAGATGCTGGAGATACTATAGAATGGAAATTAAAAGCTAACTCTGGTACCTGTCAGATAGATAGTACTGGGAATAATTACGCGGCTTTTGGTATATCTTCATCTCTTAGTGTTAATATTAATGACATTCTTTTAACATATAAAGGAGATGTTAATCAATGGGAATTTTTTAAAGGTATTGTAGATATGTTTAATTTAGTTATTTTACAAGATGATAATAATCCTACTAAGCTAACTATTACTCCTTATAAAGACTGGGTAGATACTGGTAATTTACTAGACTGGACTAGTAAAGTAGATGATACTGAGATTAAATACATACCTATTGATGGCTTAGCCAGAGAGATAAGCTTTAAATTATCTGAGGATAGTGATGATTGGATAACCTCTAATCATAGTAATCCTAGTGATTGGAGATATGGATATAATTTTAACTCTAATATAGAGATAGCAGATAAAGATAAAGAGGAGATAGAAGTAGGAGTATTTTCTGATACTTATGTAAAATATATTAATTATGATACTATATTACCTCAAATAGTTAATGAGCCTGTAGATGATGCTTGGGAAAATAACCTCAGAATATTATATGATAATGGAGTTAGAGTTTTACCTTCTGGTTTTTATAATGAAGCTGCTGGCTACCCAGATGGGTTTTCATGGGAAACAGAATATCTATTATTTTCTGCTGTTAATCAATTCCCTATCACAAGTACAGCTAGTAGCTATAGATTTAACTCTATGCAAGAGCAGTATAGCTCTATACCTGTTTTAAATACTCTGTATAATGTTTACTGGAGTAAGTATATAGATGAGCTCCATCATAAAGATACTAGGATAGTAGAGTTAAAAGTAAGATTAACAGCTACAGATTTATCAGAATTTAGATTTAATGATATTATTTTAATTAAAAATAAAAAATTTAGAGTTAAAAAGATAGACTATAAAGCTGGAGCTATGAGTAAAGTAGAGTTAATAACTATAAAGGATTTATAAATGGAGTTTAAAATAGGATATAATGTAAAGCCCAGAGAGATAACTAGCTTAGGATTAGTTATTTTTGAGGAGTATGATGAGAGAGGAGAGTTATCAGAGGCTACTCCTACAGCTGAGGAGTGTAAAGCTTATAACTTTAAATGGAATGGTAGTAAATGCTTATTAATACAAACTGATACCTCTTTTTTATCAGAAGTAGAAGATAATAATTATACAAATAGTAGTAATAGAGCTATATTACATTCTCAAAATAATACAATAACTGGAGTAAATAATTTGCTAGAAGGTTTTAATTATAATAATTTAATAGTAGGAGATACTAATAGGATAAGCCCTAATATATCTAATACTATTTTATCTGGTACTAAAGGAGTAGCTGATTATAATAATTCTAAAGTATTAAGCTCTGATGATAGTAGGCAGACTATAGAGGTTATAGCTGCTGCTGATACTACTGATGATACAGCTACTATATCTTATCTAAATAATGATGATGCTACTATGATTAAAGTACCAGAGAATACTATACTATCTTTTAATGCTGATGCTCTAGCTGTAAGAGTAGGAGGTACTAGCTCTGGAGATAGAGGAGATTTTAGAAAATGGGTAGAGGAGGGAGTAGTAGTAAATATAGGAGGCACGCTTACTATAGCTAGAACAAATGTAGCCAAAGTTAGTAATGGTACTATATCTGGCTGGAGTATTGAGGCTAAAACTGCTGGAGAATATTTATATTTAGAGGTAGAGGGTGCAAGTGATACTGATTTAAAATGGATAGTAAAATGGAATATAAAAGAGGTAAAAACTGGAGTAGATTTATCAGTATAAAAAATGATATTATACTTAATGCTAATTATATAAAATTAGTGATAAATAATATTGACCAAGCAGAGTTAAATAGTTATAAATTAAAAGATAAAAGACAATGGCTGAAAAGGTTATTTTAAAGGTAGTAGCTGAAACTAAAGGAGCTAGTAAAGATATGAATAAGCTAAGCTCTGAAACTAAAGGAGCTACAGCGCAAACTACTTTATTAGGAGGTGCTATGAACATGGTAAGAGGAGCTATGCTTAAAGTGAAGGTAATGAGTAAGCTTTTATTTGGCTCTATTAGAGCTGGATTAATTAGTACTGGAATAGGTGCTTTTTTAGTTATTATAGGCTCTTTAATATCTTACTTTACTAGCACTAAAAAAGGAGCTGAGATGCTAGAGAGGGCTCTGGCTGGTTTCGGAGCTGTTGTATCGGTTATTACTGATAGAATAAGCGCTTTAGGTGGTATTATTGTAGATGCTTTTAGTAATCCTAAGAAAGCTATAGCTGATTTATGGCAAGCAATAAAGACAAATGTAGTGAATAGATTTACTGGGCTGGTAGATATGTTTAAAGCTACTGGTAAAATATTAAAAGCTGTATTTACTTTAGATTTTGATGCGTTAAAAGAAGGACTAGGAGATTATGCAGAGAGTATGGTACAAGTAGCTACTGGAGTAGATGATTTGCATACTAAGATGGCTGATGGAGTAAAGTCTGTAACTGATGAGATAAATGAAGAGGTAAGAGCAGCTATAGAGCTTAAGAGAATATTCCAGGAGATAGCAGATACTGAGAGAGAATTTAATAAAGAGAGAGCTCAAACTAATCAAGAGATAGCAGAGGCTCAGTTAATAGCTGAAGATGAGAGTAAAACTTTAGAAGAGAGAGTAGCAGCACTACAAAGAGCTAATGAGTTAGAACTACAAACTACACAGAAAGCACTAGATTTACAAAAAAGAAAAACAGAGGCAAAGAGGCAAGAGGTAGCTTTAGGAGAGAGTTTAGCTGAGGATTTAGATGCACTAGCAGAGGAGGAGATTAAGCTGATAAATATGCAAACGCGCTCTTTTAAAATTAGAAAAAAATTAGGAGTAGCTGTAGAAACTTTAAGAACAGAGGCAAGAGCTAAGCAAAAAGCCAGAGAGCAAGAGGAAATAAAAGCTATACAGGAGGTGGCTAAGACTACTACTAAGGTAATTAATCAGAGAACAGCTTTAGAGCAGCAGGCTTATTATGATAGTTTAGAGAGTAAAAAAGAATTAGAAATAGCTAAATTATTTACTGCAAAAGAGAGGGCAGTAAAAGAGGCAGAGTTTATCTTAAAGAATACTAAAGCTAAAGGAGATGCCTTGTTAAAGCTACAGATGGAAACTGATAAATTAATCGGAGCTTTAGAAACTAAATTTACTATAGATAAGGAGAGAATAAAAAAGAAATATAGAGATAAAGATGCACTAGAGAGAGAGGCAGAGGCTACTAAGCTTTATGATTTACAGCAGCAAAATACACTACTATTAATAGAGGACTTAAATGAGAGAGCTTTAGCAGAGATAGAGATACAGAGAAATAAGGAGTTAAAGAGTGTAGAAGAGGCTGAAAATTCTGAGGCTATGAAGGCAGAAATTAATAAAAAATATAACTCTAAAAAGCAAGCTCAGAATAAAGCTACTTCTGATGCTGAGAGAAAATTAGGAGTAGGAGATTTAGGAGCTGCTGCTAGTTTATTTGGAGGTTTAGCTGATTTAGAAACAGAAGGCACAGAAAAATGGAAATCCATGAAGTCAGCAGAGGCTAGAATTAACTCTTTTGTAGCTGCTCAAGCTGCTTTTAGCTCTATGGCTGGAATACCTATTGTTGGTACTGCTATGGGTATTATAGCTGCTGGTTTAGCTTTAAGACAAGGACAAACTCAGATTGATGCTATTAATGCTACAGAAATTCCTAAAATGGCTAGAGGAGGAGTAGTAGGAGGATATGGCTCTGGTACTTCTGATAGTGTAAATGCTAGACTATCTAAAGGAGAGGTAGTTATTAATGCTAAAAGTGCTAAAATGTTTAGAGGTGCTTTATCTGGAATGAATGTAGCTGGAGGAGGAGTAGCCTTTGCAAGAGGAGGAGCTACTACTCCAGGAGAAGGAGCTGGATTTAATGGCTTTAGTAATGAGCCTCTAAAGGCTTTTGTCCTTACTGATGAGATGACCTCGAGCCAGGATAGGCTTAGTAAAATTAGGAGGAGAAGTAGTATATAATTAACTTAAATATATTTAATATAAAATAGTATGGATATAGTAGAATTAATAATTGATGAGGATAATAAAGAATTAGCTATTGATGCAGTTAGCCTAGTAGAGTTCCCAGCTATAGAGAGTAACTGGATTTTTATGAGTAAGGATAAAAATAAATTATCTTTAGCTAAACTAGATGAGCATAAAAGACTAATAATAGGAGCTGCTTTAATACCTAATAAATTGATTTATAGGAGAGATGCAGAGGGTAAAGAGTATCAAGTTTACTTCTCTGAGAGCACTATTAAGGAGGCTAGTGAGCTTTATTTAAAAAGTAATAATCAGAGTGCTACAACTTATGAGCATAAAGAAGGAGTAGAGGATATTACTGCTGTAGAGAGCTGGATAGTAGTAGATGAGAAGATGGATAAAAGTAATTTATACGGGTTAAATTTACCTAAAGGCAGCTGGGTGCTATCTATGAAGGTAGATAATGATAAAGTATGGAATGATATACTGGCTAAAAAGGTAAAAGGCTTTAGTATAGAAGGCTATTTTTTAGATAAGATGGCTACTCTAAGTAAGCCAGTAGATACTGATGCTGATATACTTAATGCAGTAGCT